CTTCAAATTCATGAAGGGCACCACCATGATGTTCGTCAGTCACAAAGAACCAAAGTTTTTTTGGTGAGGAGTATTCTTTTCCTATTTCGAGTTCTGACACTTTTTTAAATTCTGTTCCATTCTCGTTTTTGTCGTACACGTTCAGCACGTCCCAAGTAATTGCGATATAACCAGTTTGCATAATATTTTGTTCAATATAATCGGCAATCTCAATCACTGAATTGTTATCAATCCAGAGATGATCATGTCCATTTATTTTAAGTGAGAAATCCCCGTCACTTGGATCGAGAACAACATCACTGATAGTTTTTATTGGATTACTTCCAGCTTTTAATTTTTTCTCATGATCATCAAAAAATTTACTTAATGGGAGCGAAAGCCCACTCATCGCTTTTTAGCGTGGGTGGGATGTAAGCGACCTGCTCCGTTAATTGCACTACAAAGTTAATAATTATTTTAAATAAATTTTGTTGTTTCTTTAAATATTTGTATATTTGTACATATTTATAATTGATGTTAAAGGCTTTTAAATACAAAATTAACCCTACAAAGGAACAATCCATTTTGCTGAATAAGCATATTGGAGCAAGTCGTTTTGTATTTAATTTAGCCTTAGAATGCAAACAGATGGCTTGGGCTGGCAATAAAGTTAATTTAAGTTGCTTTGCACTACATAGCCAATTAAAAGACCTTAAAACTGAATGTGAATGGCTTAAAGAAATCAACAGCCAATCATTACAACAATCAATAACCAACTTAGATAAGGCATACACAGCTTTTTTTAAAGGACAAAATAGTTTCCCAAATTTCAAAAAGAAATCAAACGGAGGTAGTTTTAATATCCCACAAAGCGTAACGTTAGAAAACAGCAAACTAATCATTCCAAAATTCAAAAAGGGGATTGATATTATTTTGCACAGACCAACTAAAGGAGATATAAGACAAGCTACAATTAGCAGAACTCCAACAGGCAAATACTTTGTGTCTATCCTTTGTGAAACTGGTGAAGCAATTAAACTAAAGGCAAAAATCAAAGAAAATACAACCGTTGGAATAGACTTAGGAATTAAAACATACCTTGTTGCATCTGATGGTAAAGAATTTGATAATCCTAAATTCCTTCGCAAGGCACAAAGCAAATTAAAATATGTACAACGCAAATATTCAAAGCACAAAGGGAAGAGAACGAGGCATAAGTTGGTTATTCTACACGAAAAAGTAGCTAATCAACGTAAAGACTTCTTACACAAAACTTCAAGCGAACTTATCAAGAACCACGAAAGCATAGCTATTGAAGATTTAGCAGTTTCCAATATGGTTAAGAACCACAAACTTGCACAATCAATAAGTGATGCAGGGTGGTCAACTTTTGTAACTATGTTGGAATACAAAGCAGAATGGTATGGCAAGAACATTCTAAAAATAGGCAGATTTGAACCATCATCGAAACTACACGCAAATTGCGGACATATAAACAAAGACCTAACTCTAAAAGATAGGGAATGGACTTGTCCAAAGTGTGGTGAAGTTGTTTCGAGGGATGTTAATGCTGCCATAAATATTAAATCATTTGCATTAAAAAATATCTTATCTGGAACGGATAGGAAAAATCAAGGTAAGTTGCCAACATTAGTTGGAGCGTTAACCCTTGAAGCCCATCCCATCGCCTTTGGCGTGGGTGGGTAGTTCACTATACAAATTATGTTTCATATTATCTTAGTCAGTTTAATCCTTATAATACGAATACGAAACATAAGTATTTTCACTGGTCAATTTTTTCGATTGAGTCCATCCAGACATCCATATAATATTCGGTACCACAATCATTAACGCATTTATAGCCATAAACAAATATTTTACATTTATATAGTCCTGGTTCAGTTGGAATGTTTCTTATGTCTGTTAGGTTATCATCAAGATAATCACCATCAAAAATATTTTCAGTAATAAGATTTGGTTCACTGTTGATAAGGATTGCTGTTTTGTTTGCACCGATTGCTATCAAGCTGTTGAATGCATTTGATGTACGATTGGTGTTACAGTTAAATTCGTCCATATTAATTTTTTTACAAAGTTAAGTAAAATAAATTTACTGTGCAAATTATTTTTGAAAGACTTTTACAGATTTAATTCTAAAAGTACTATCGGTTGCATTTTCGTTACATACAGCATTATTTAGGATTATAAGCATAGAATCTTTTTCACCATTAAACCATTTAAGGATTTTTGGGTTTGTTGTTCTTAAAATTTTATGACCATCATAAAAGATGTCTATAAAATCTTTAGTCCAATGGCAAATATATTTAACATATTGGTTGGTTGCATTTTTTATTGGATGATTTTCTGCGCGATAAAAATCTTTTGTACCATCAGCAACAACGCCAAAATGTATATTTGGTTGTAATCTCCAGTCTTCATGTTTATGGTTATCACTTAACATACATTCACCAGCATCTGAATATCCTTCAACAAGATCAATTTCAGGTGGCCAGGTATTTACACCTGTGAGCCAAATGGCTGGCCAAATATTTTTTTCTTTTGGTAACGTTGCTTCAATTTCAAACCAACCGTAATGCCAGTTTTGGTGGGTGAATATTGCACCCATACCTATATTATGTATAACGCCATCAAATTCTTTGGGTTTATTATGTGATTCAAGAATTAATGTATTATATGTTATTCTTATGAAATCTTCGGTATCACCCCAATAGGAGAAATTATTATACACACCACAGCCCCAAGGAGATCCGATTCCCCAATTTGTTTTATTTAGGTTGTTAAAATTATCTTCGAATACAAGTTTGTAATCGTTAGGTGGGTATATAGTTTTTGATTTAATATTTAAGAAATATCTAATTCTTGATAATAGTTTGAATTTCAATACGGATAATGAATCTTTAAATGATCGTACCATAGCTTAATTGGTTTAATATAAGTATTAACCATAATGATAAAAATTTGGGTGTATTTAAAACTATTTATAAGAAAAAAATACAAATGTTAACACGAGAAAATATCCCACAAGAAGTTATGTCGGCTTTCAATAATAATGTCACTATTGGCGTTGCTTTTGTTAAAGCGGATGGTGCTGTAAGGCACATGGCTTTCAGAAAAAAATTAAATTCCTATATTGGAAGTAGTGCTGATAAATCAGACGCCCAAATAAACATGGCAAACAATAACAATCTATTGACTGTTGTTGATACCAACACATTCATACAATTCATTAAAGGTGGAATGGATAAAGCTTTGGCTGCAAGTAAAAGTTGGAGAAATATTAAAATGGAAAGGGTTATGGCTTTCAAGTTGAAGGATAGGGTATTCGATTTCAGGGATGAAAATGAAATCAAAGAAAAATACGGTGAAGAAATATATAATTCTTTAAGTCATGGAATGATCAAAGCTATGGAACAACAAAGGCTTGATGCTGAGTATGAAACCGATAAAATGGTGACAGAACCAGCTGTTGATGAGATGTATGGAATGGAAGTTGGTAGCGGTTTCGATCAAGGTGCTATGGGTGAAGGTAGTTGGATGGAAACCAGAGCTGGAGCCAAGGGTAATGTTTATGAAGATCTTAAAAGAATAAGGGAAGTCATGGGAATGGAAGCCAGTGATAATAATTTTCCTGAACCAACCGAAGAAAGTCTTGGGCATATTGTTAAGATTACATATCAAACATGGAATGAAGATTCAGCTGAAAACGGTGATTTTTCAGATTCTGGTTGGGTAGACGAGCAAGGCGTATCAATGGAACCAGATGATTATGATTCAGATGAAGGAATAACTGTTATTGAAAAAACTGTACAATTTCTCGCAGATAAAGGCGCCTCAGAACCAAGTAGTTCTGCTTTCCATAGTGGTATTTGGTATAGTGATAATCCAGAGATGGATCAACATTCAGGTGAATATGAACAAAGAGGGTATCATCTTTATGGGTATGCGCCAGACGAAGAAGAAAAAATCTTTTATGAGATTACAAAGAAATTAAATGAGTTTGGTAATTTAGAACGAGAACCTTGGGAAGATCGGGATGATCCTAATGGAACAAATCCAGATAAAGTCCTTAGACCAATTGGCGTTGATGAGGTGAAGAAAACAAAGAAGATTCTTGTTACAGAAGCTCAGATGGAAAAGATAAAGAGACATTTGGGGTTATCTGGAAAGAAGAAAATTCTTGTAACTGAGCAACAGATGAGTATAATTGTAAAACATAGGTTAGTTGAGTTAGTAAAATCAAAACTTAAATAAATTATATGCGGTGGATAAATACAGCGAAGAAGAGAAATCAAAGATGCGTTGTATTTCAAAAGCATTAAGTTATGCTTATTTAAATGATAGAAGTTTAGGTGGTAAGTGTAAAGATATTATAATTAAAGAAATAGAAAGATTAGATAAAGAGACAGATGACGAATAAATTAAATGAAAATATAAATTCGATACGCAGATTGCTTAATCTGAATGAAGATTTTGAAGTTCCTCACCAGGAGGAAATATTTGATAATTCAGGACCAGCTGATAATAATGGCGCCAGAATGGGTGATCTAAAGGAATATGAAGAAGACGAAGATGAAACAACTTTTCATTTGCGGGTTTTTGATGTTGAAGAGGATGGTACAGCTTTCGTTGAGGTGGCTAATGGTATGGGCACTATTTATCGTGGTACTGTGAATATGATAGACGCTTAATCGTTTTTCATATTAGAATGTTTTTTAATAATTAAAGATATTTTTTTCAACATTGTTTTATTGTTTGATTCTATTTTATTTAATTGGACAGTATCTTGTACTGATTTATTTGGTGAGTTTGTTGTTTCTTTTCTTATTTCATTATCGATAATTTTTCCGAGTGTAATATAATCAGCTTGTAGGCTCATATATTCTTTTCTCAAAGATGAACAATCATCAGTTTTAAAATAACCTGCGGTAAGGTAGGTGCCAGAGGTAAAGATTAATAATAAAAATAATACAAATATTCTTTGACCTCTTGTGAATTTTGCTAATATGTCGGCAAAATATTTCATCATGTTCCATAATAAATAATATCATATACTGTATCCCAGGATATTAAATAAGTATCTGTAGAGTCTTTAGAACCAACAGCCTTAATAACATCATCGAGAGGTAAAGCTCTTTCGGAATCTAAAGGCTCTTTAGATTTTACTTGTGCTAAACTACATACACTAATGCGCCAACTATTATCAATAATATATCCTTTATTTTCTTCTTTTAAAGTGTTATTAATATCATGAATAACAGCTGGTAATGTTTTACCTTTTAAATTCCAAAATGAAATGACTTTTTGGTTTGGGAAAATTCTTCCTGGTGTTTTTAAATCATCTCTGGATGATATTAAATCTTCATCGGAAAATTCTGTATGATTTTTACCAAGATCAGTGAAAACCATTTTGTTTTTATAATAACCAAAACCAAATGCATTTTCATTTGGATCGTTATACCATATTTTTTTATTATCAATTCTTAAAGTATCTGGATTCTCTTTGATATGCATTATTTCTTTAATTCTTTTAACTTCACTTTCGGTTTTACTTTCCTTGATAATATCATCGAGTTCTTGTTCCATTTCCTCATCCATTTCTTCATCTGGTGACTTTTCGTCTTCCCAGATTATTCCTCTTGCTGGACCGTCTTGCATACCAAAGTCATAAACACCGTGACTTGCGATGGGGTTGGCTTTTCCTCGTACTGGTGCTGATTTTCGTGGAGGTGGTGGTGCACCAGTTGGATTAGAATCACTCACTGACGCGTCAGCATCTTCTTCGTAGATTTTCTGTAAATTTTCTGAAAGTCTTTTTATATAAGACAACTCTTCATTTAAATCCATAGTGCGGTTTATAGTTATAAATAGTTTTAAAAACCGCAAATGATTTTAAATTACCATTCTTCAATTTCTTCTTTATCTTCTTTATAGTTGCCGTTTTCGATTTCCTCAATAAGAGTATCGGCATTTTCAAGCGTTTCCGTTGCTTTATCGATTACATTGATTTGTATTGCATCATGGAGATCAACATTGTTGGTTGATTCATAAAGTACTTCAAGATAATCATCAATTAAATTTCTGAGATCTTCTCTGAAATCATTTAAATATTCTATGGTTCTAATGCTCATTTCTTTTTATAAAATAAATATGTTTATTTTTTGATAAAATCAATATTTTATCGGCTACAATAATAATAAATTTTTATGTATGAAACAACTATTTATTGAAAAAATATTATGGCAACAAAAAAGACGGGTTCGGTAGAGAGAACTTTTCAGAAAAAATCAAAAAAGAAAAGAAAAGGTGTTGTATCGAAGAACAAAACCAGTACTAATAAGAATAGCAGTAACTACAAAAAACCTTATAATTCACAAGGAAATTAGTCTTCGTCTATCACCAAAAAATATAATTCTTTAATTGGTCTGGTTACTGCGACGTAATGCACATTCCTAGCTTCAATGTCAATATTACCATTATCATTTATATAACTATATTTTGAATCCATATCTTCAGCGACCAATAATTCTGGATCGACAGAATTGATTACGACACATCTTGGAAACTCACGGCCTTTACTTTTATGTATTGTTGTTGCAAAAGTATTTGAAGTTTTATTATCCTCAATAAATTTTAATAACCCAATGGTGTTTAAATGATACGGAGCCACAGCTTCAAGACGTTTTTTTAATGAAGGATTAATCTCACCACTTTGAACTTTTTCGATGTCCTGGGGTGTTATAAAGTTAAAATAACGCATTTTAATCTTATGTTTCAAACCATACTTTTCAAGTTCTTTCACTGTATAATTTGTTCGGCATAAAACAGTAAGTGGTTCACCATCTTCCATCATATTGTAAAGAGTATCTTCATCAATTAATTTTTGGTGGACTTTTCCTTTTTGTTTATGATGTGGAATTGCTTTAAGATCACTATATTTATTTCCATTATCGACAATATCAACATAGGATCTAAAATTTTTGGTGAGGGTGAATGTTTCGACAGTATATTTTTCTTTTAATAATCTTTCAATTTCTAAACAATTGGCTCCACTGAAGCCGAAAATGCTCTGAAAAATATCACCCACTAGATGATATTGCTTTGCATTCATCGAAAGTAAGATTTTCATCTGTAGTGTTGATGTGTCCTGATATTCATCAACAAAAACATAATCATACATTCTATTAAAAAATGCTTTGTATCCAGGATCTCTTGAAAGTCTCTCAACATCAATTAACATATCAGCAAAATCACGAGTTTTTGTTTCATTTATGAATTCTTCATAAAGGTTATAATATTGTGGTCTTGGCATACGAATACCATCATAAATCTGAAGTTTAAATGATGAGAATAATGTAGAGATCAACACACTATCTTCATAGAATACATCAAGATTTTTTGCATATTGCTCTTTAACGGATAGGGAATCTCTTAATTGTGGTTTCTTCTTTTCTCTATACCATTTAGTAAAATCAAAGAACGTAATAATTGGTTTGTATAAACCCAGTTTACCAAGCACACTACTGGTAAAACTATGTATTGTACATATTTTTACATCATGTTTGATTCTGGATTTTAATTCGTTGACAGCATCGTTTGTATAACTAAAAAAGATAACTCTGGAAGGATCAAGACCATCTAGAAGCATTTTGTTGAGGCGTTCAACGCATGATGCGCTTTTTCCTGAACCTGCAGTTGATGATAGAATTAATGAGTTTGTACCTTCGTAGTTGATAAATTTTAGTTGTTCTTCTGTTGGTTTCATTTTAAGTGGTATTTTATTTTTGTACAAATGTAAGAAAAAATTTGTTACTAAGCAAATAATTTATTAAATTTGTAACATGTTAAAAACAATGCAATTTGAGGATTATTTTGATAAATACTATGAAAAGTATGTTGGGATAACTCTGGATGATGAACATAGTGTTAAACTAGGTAGTGCAGTAAACAATCTTATAAAAAGAGATGAACGTAAATTAAAACGTAAATTGAATGAATATGAGATTAGGCGATACGAAAAAATATATTTATCCGTTGTTGGTGATGTTATTCTCGAACAATATTTAGATCTGAATTTTGTTGACTATAGTGCTATCGAAGACACATATGGAATATCAGAGATTAATACTTTAATTAATAGAAATATTGACGTTATTGCATTCACATATGGATGTTTTCCATTGGTTTATCCTAAAACATACAGAACAACGATATTTGTTTGCAAACTATCAAAAAAAGATTTTTTTATTTGTGGTGTTGCTGATGCTAAGACTGTAAATAATTATAGTCTTTCAAAACTTGTCTGTCTTGATAATTTAAAGGGTATTAAGAAAGGATTTTTTGGATTTGAGCATCTTACACCAATTCCAGACAACATAGGTTTATTTTTGGAACTTATCGACCATTTATAACTATTTATAGTTAAAATAAAAGAATATGGCACAGAAGAAGATAAAAATAAGTGAAGAACAAGCAAAAAAATTAACTGATAAACTTCCAAAGAAAGTACAGGAAAGCATGTTCGACTTATACAAATATAATGCTGTTCAACCAAGTGAGGGAACGCTTACTGAGATGAGACCAATATTTAGGATGACTGAAAATCAATTAAAGATGGTTACAGAAAGAACTCGTTTGGTAGAAACAGTTGGTGAATCAGATCCTTACATTAGAACATTGGAAAGTAACGATATTGATGATTATATTAATGTGGTGAAGGATATGGATATTCTTTTTTCAAAAGTTAACATACGATATTTTATCAAGTTGGAACATAAGGCTTATGGTATAAGATCTATTGATCTCGATCCTATTAGTATTGAGATATACGGAAGTCTTCAGGGAGAGACAATGCAAGATCGAGATTTTGAGATTATAGTTGAGAGGGGCACTATTACCAGCAATACACTTGGTGTTGAGTTACCACAAACAGTTGAAATTAATACAGAAAAATCGGATTATACTTATGGTGGAATATATATCACTGGTATACAACTTGAAGTTGAGGGTGGTAAATTTTTAATTACTTTAACATATTAACTTTATTTTTTATTCGTTATATTTATTATTATAAATGAAAGCCTCGTATGGCTATCAACCTTGGGTTTTAAAATGCCCTTGAGGTGCTTATGGCAACGATAAGGTTGGTATAATAAAATGTAAACGAGTAAAAATATGAAAAATGAAAATTATTCATGTTATTATAACATGAAAAATCCACAAGCGTATGTAACAAAAGGAAAAAACAGAGTCAAACAAATTGACACTTTTGTATATTTACGTGACAATGACGAGTTCGAACTTGAACTCTTTAATCCCAAAACATTCCCTGTTTTGGCTAAAATAAAATTAAACGGTGAATTCATTTCAGATCGCGGGATTGTAATTAATCCTGGTCAAAGAGTTTTCTTGGATCGCTATATTGATGAAGCAAGAAAATTTAAATTTTCCACATATGAAATTAATGGAAATGATTCTGATGCACAACAAGCAATTATTGACAATGGTTTGGTTGAGATATTATTCTATGCTAAAGCAACTGTACCAAAATCAAATCCGTATATTATAACCGTAGGGGGTTATGCAACAGCTATGGGTTCGTCTGGTACTGGTGGTGCTGAATATCCTTGGTATTCATGTGCAGGTACTCCAAAGGATCGTCTTAGAGATGGAATAGTTGGAAATATAGGTATAGGTCAATGTTCTTCAACAATTTCTTATTACAGTAATACAACAAATAACATAAACACCCAAGAGTGGCAAATGAGTATGGATCTTAACGATCAGGAATCACCTATGGTGGAAACTGGTAGGGTTGAGGCTGGTCGTCGTTCAGATACTGAATTAGAAAGTGTAGATATGGCATTTAATCCATATACATTCAATATAATTACGTGGAAAATATTACCAGAATCAAAAAAACCTATTGAGCTAAATGAATTAAAAAATTATTGTCCTGATTGTGGTTACAGATTAAGAAAGACCACGTGGTGCTTCTGCCCAAAATGCGGAGGTAAAATATAATAAATGTTATACGAGGCTTTTATTATTTTTTCGCGATATTTATAAAGAAAATAGATATGGCAACTTATCGAATCACTGAACAACAATTACAAAAGATATATAACGAAATTGAACCAGTCAGAGAAGATTGGAGAAATCCTGACATGACCGACTCAAATATTCCTAATCCATACGAACAAGAACCAAGGATGAGTACCGCTAAAGATGTAAAAGGACCTTATATTGGATGTGCATATGATAGAGATGAATATTTGATTTTAAACAGACAAACCAATGATATAGTATATTGTCATGAAGATACCTTCAATGATCAGGCGTCAGGTGAAGACCTTTTAGATAATCTTGCCGAATACATGGAAGTTATGATGGATAATGATCCGAATGGTGGGAAGGTTTATGATTGGAAGGATTATGTTGATAAGAGCGCCATTCCTTTTGCACTTGCAAGCTTCTTCAATGATATGAAGAATCACGGTAAAAATGTTGCAATGACATCAGACGCCGATGATTACTTGTCAGGTAAATATGATTTTTTTGTTATACATAAGGGCACACAACCTGAAGTTTTGGATGACATTGTGTTAAGCACAAAGTTAAAAAAAATCATACAAAATCCTGAAAATATTTGTTAAAAAGCGCAACAAAACTGAATTTCAAACTATTTATATATAGAATAACGGAGTTCGACTTTTTTAATATAAGATGAATACAGCACCTTCATGATCGACACTGTTAACTAAGCTGCTGTTTATGTAACATGATTATGTCGGATTAAGTTAATTCACAAGAAAAGGGGACGATTTGTCCCCTTTTTCATTTAAAATGTAACATTAAGTTTATTATATTTTTTATAATCAAAGTTTGGCGCAGAAAAATTAAGTCTATGGTGTAGGTCTTTTTCGTCCCAATCATCCCAATCATCACCCCATAGAAGTTTAACATCACCACACAGTGAACTACCCACCCACGCCAAAGGCGATGGGATGGGCTTCAAGGGTCGCAGACTCACCTAATGGTAACGCCTCACCTTGTTTTTGCTTAACGTAGGATTCAATCCCTGAACCCGACAATATGTTTATACCTTGTTTTAATATATTCTTTGCTGCATTTACATCTCTATCGTGATGTTCACCACAAGATTCACAAGTCCAATCTCTTATTGAAAGAGTTAAGTCTTGTTTAGTCCATCCACAACTTGAACAAGTCTTACTACTTGGAAAAAATCTATCAATCTTAACGAATTGCCTATCATTCCAATTAGATTTGTATTCAAGCATAGTGTAAAATGTACCCAACGAAACATCACTCATTGCTTGTGCTAAACAATGATTTTTCATTATGTTCTTAACCATCAATATTGTGCTTAATTTTCCATTCTTTTTTAAAAAGGTAATATGATTTCCCTAATCTTTTTTCTAATTCTTGGATAAATATAACGGATATTTCATAACCCATATTTTCAAATTCTTTAATTTTTTCTTTAGATGATTTTTTAAATTTACCTTTAATATCAACCCATTTGTTTTGTCCAGACAAATAAAAGTCGGGTGTATATCGTTTACCATTTTGTAGTTTAAAACATTTCGGTTCATACTCCCATACAACTTTTTCTTTTTCAAGAATCATTGCATACATTACTTCATATCCAGAACGCATATTTATTCTTTTCCCTTCTTTTATATAATGCCATTTATATATAGAACATCTTTTAGTTGAATTATTTAATCCAACTTTTGAACCTGTTTTACTTTGTTGTTCTTTCCCATAACAACCGCAACTATATACTTTATTATTAACTAAATCTGCATAAATTTGTTCTGTAACATTACCACATTCACATTTGCAAATCATCTTATAACCCCTATTGTTTTTAGGTTTTGGTTTAATATCTATAATTGTTAATTTATTGTGTGTTTCACCGATTTTAGATTTTGCTTTTCTATCTCTTCTCTTACCAATATTAGATTTACCAACTGTTGTATGCGAACACCCACAACTTATATTTTTACCATTTCTTTCTTTGTTTAAAACAACATCTTTACTTATTTTTATCTCATTCCCACAATCACATTTACAATTAAAGTACACATAATATTTAGGTGGTAT